GTCCCCTCGGGTTGCTGGTTAGACCCCGCTGCTGATTGGCGTCAGAGGCGGGGTCGATTTATTTTATATCACTTGGTTGATGAATGTAAACTACAAAAACTATTGGTCGTTGTTCTTAGCGAACGTTAAAATTATCGTCACGACGCCCGTCGTCGCCGCCGTTCCAGTCTGAGCATACTTCACGAAAACCGGAACTGCGCCGTTGAGCGCCGTCTGATTCCCAGCGACGGCTGTGACCGCAAGCCCGAGCCCGGCGGCGGCCGTCAGGTGGTAGATGCCCGGCGTCGCAGCCGTGATGCCAGACGCCAAAATTTCGTTGGCGCTGGCTGCCGTGACCCCGAGCGTGAGGACGTTGGTTGTTCCAGCATTGAACGCCGTGGTCACATAGGCGTCGATTTGGAGGATGTAGGCGCTCTTCGGGAGCGTCGCGTACCAGACACCGGCGCCGATCCTCGGATCGTTGAAGTTGACCGTGACGCGCGAGTAGCAAACTTGCTGACTGGCTTCGCACGTTCTCTCGGGGATGGCCTTGTTAGGATCGGTGACGAGGGCGCTGGCCGGGACGAAGGCGAAGGCGCCGAAGAGAAGCGCGAAGAGCGCGGACTTGATGAGCTTCGAAAACATGGTGTTGGTTCCTGTGTGAAGGCGAGAAAGCCGCCCCAGAATTGGGGCGGCAGCATCATTCGATCTATCAGTCCGGAACGGCTGCTTCGAAGAGTGTGAAAATGCCCCACTCCTTGAAATTACCGGCCGCGTTGACCTTCGCCAGCTTGCCGATGCCGTAGCACATCTCGACGCCAGACCCGCGGATGAACCCGTAGTCATCCTCTCGGCGGAAGGTCGGGGTCGGCATCTTGCCCCAGCACCACGCTTGCGCCTGCTGACCGCAGAGGAACGCGGGAGCAACCGTAATCGCCGCCGCGCCGGCATTCGTGTAGAATGTCGGGATGCGCAGCGACAGTTCCGGGATTTCCCTGATGATGACGCCGTTATAAAGCAAGTCGCCGTCGACGAAGATCGGGTTTTTGAGATAGCCCGCGTTTTCGCGAGAGCGCGAGTTCTGGTTCGCCGTCTTGATGTCGGTGTCGTTCTGTGCGTCGCGGAACTGCTGCTGCCCGACGAACAGCACGAACCATTCGGTGCCGTTTTCCTTCAGCTTGTACGGCCGGATGCGCGGGTTGGCGATCTTCGCCGCGCGCTTGGCCCGCATGATCAGGGCGCCGGACATCGTCATCGCCGAAGTGACATTCGCCATCGAGGCGGCGAAGTTTCCGGCAGACAGGTTTGCGGCGTTGGACGAACCGATCAGGATGCGATCGGCGTTGTCGGTAATCCACGTGTTGCGCTGAGCCGCCGTGGCCGCGTCGAACAGGATGCCGTTGACGCGCTGGCCGTTGTTGCTGCCGAGCCCGGCCGGCGAGGTTTGCGAGGGTAGCGCGTAGAACGCATCGCAAATTTCGTCGCGCTGAAGTTCCTTGCCCCAATCGACCAGCATCGGCTTGGCTTCGGCGAACAGGTCGACTGAGGATTTGTTCTCCTCGGGCTTCGTGACCGCGACCGCGTTTCGTGCCCAATCGACGTATAGCCGCTGGCCATAGTTGTCGAGCGCCTCTTCGTTGCCGACCAACGGACCGCTGCCGATAGCTTGCGCCTGAAGGCGGGCCATCAGCGGGACGTTGATCTGTTCGCCGCCCTGCTTGCCGCCCTTGTCGAGGTCGGGGATCACGCGGATGATCGTGTTGATATCCGTCCCCATATAGGGCGAGAACAGATTTTCTCGGACATACTCGCGAAAGATTTCCTTCCGGAATTTGATGAGTTTGTTGTTTGTCTGTGTGACCGTATTGGCCATGGCGCGAAGTCCTTATTCTTGGCGCGCCAGACGTCGTCAAAAGACGTAGCGCGGACCTTAGTTGTTGAAAGCGCTATCGAACGTCGCTTGATCCGACCCGTCGAAGATTTCGAGGTCGTTTGGCGCGCGTGTATTGCCGCCGGCCGCTCGGTTGAGCGACGCTGGCAGGCGGGTTGTGGTTCGTGCGTTCCCGTTGTCGCCCGTCATCGCCTCGGCGCGGAGATTGTCGAGGAGTTGCTTGCGAAAGTCAGGATCGGCCATCAGCGACTTGCGCGTGTCATCGGCGATCTTGGCCTTGTAGGCGGTAGGATCGTCGCCGACCTCGCGTAGCGTTTCGGTTCTCTTGTGCCAGGCGACGACGGCCTCTCCGGGGTTCGGGGATGCGGTCAATCGCTGGGCGAGCGCACGGCCATCTGGGCTTCCATCTCGAGCGACGGTCTGCAAAGCCGTGAACGCCTTGACGAACGTATCGCCGTGCCTGGTCTTCGCCGATTCCATGCTGGCGTTGATGCGATCCTCGCGCATCTGCTGTTGCATGGCCGCGAGTTCGGACTTGACGCCGTTGCGGAGAAACTCGGCGAACGCGGTAGGGTTTTCGAACAGGTCCGGCGGGGCGTCTGCCGGCTTCGGCGCGTCGTGCTTGGGCTGATCGGCAGGCCTTGGCTGTTGACGAAGGGCCGTCAGAAACTCGGCGCGAAGGGCGTCGATCTTCCTTTGGCTTTCGGCTTCCGCCGCATCGAGGCGGGCCTTGAGCGCGTCGCGCTCGGTCTCCGCGGCCCGAAGCTTTTCGGTGCGATCCCGAAGGATACCAGATGGTACGCGGCCCTTCGAATCTACCTCGACCTCTTCCTCGACTTTCGGCTCTACCTTGGCTTCCGGCTCGGTCGTGGTTTTCGCCGCGACTTCCTCGGGAGTTTCCTCGGCCTCGCCTTCCGCTTCGTCCTCGTCCTCGTCCTCATCGGGCTCGTGCTGCCCTTCGAGGCCGTCGCCCATCTCTTCGCGAGAACGGTCGCCGGTTTCGTCGAGCTTCAAGTCTTCCTTGCCGAAAGCCTCGGCGAAGATTTCTTGATTGGTCCCGATAATCGCGTCCCGAATAATGTCCTGTTCTTTGTCGGCCATTGTGGATTGCTCTCTTCACGTTTCGCTGTGATGCGTTGCGCCGTATCGCGGTCGCCTACGGGGCGTGGATTGTCGATCGGCTCCACGTGGGCCGCGGCTCGTGTCGTGAGCCGGACGAAACTATTGTACAGTCGGGCAGATTTCGACTTCCCGAAGATCAACTGAAACTTATCTAACGCCTACGGTAACAGGCGTGCTAGCCGCGCTCGCAATCGCGTGGATCACGTCGGACGGAACGAAACTGTTCTGCCATGTCTTCGTCCCCAGCGGGCCAATGGCGATCTCGCCGGCCGCGCATGTCGTGGTGGCGATCGTCGCAGGCGCGCCGAAATTGATGCAGACGGTGGCCGTCGCGCTTAGATTGGCGATATCGAGAAACCGACTCGCTGCGCTTCCGTTGCTGCCAATCGAGGGAACGATGGTCGAGTCCGTCGTTCCGACTGTGAATCCGGCGTAAGACCCGGTGCCGAACGCGCCAGTCTGCGCCTTGGCTGGCGATACGAGCATTGCTGCCAACAGAACAAGGATCGCAATCTTCTTCATGTCGGTGATCCCTGCTGCTGCCCCTGCGTCGGCGTTGGACGAAACTTTATTGCGCGAACGGATCGCCATCGACTGGCGTCAAGGTGAACCCCGAGGCCTGCGCGGGTTGCGGCTGGCCCATCAGAGCCGCGCCGCCGGCGCCAATGCCGAGACCGGCGAGTCCGTATTTCTTGAGGATGGCGATAGTCTTGTCATCGAATATGACATAGTTTTTCGAGCCATTGCCTGCACCACGAGAGCCGGCGTCGAGATATTTGATGCCGGGGATGCCGGCTTGCTGTAGCCGTTGCGCAGCGATGGTTGGATCCGGGTTATTGACAACAACAACTCTACTTGGATCTCCACCTGCCGCTGATATTGCTTCCTGCACCGACGATGCGCCCGACGGTACAAGGGTCCCGTTCGCATCTCTTATCGAATAGTTCGTTCGAACGCCGAGTTCTGGAACGAGATGTTTCGCGCTGTAGCCAGGATGCTTGATAAGATCATCAATGCCTTCAAACGGGATCGTCGCGAGGTTCTGCTGCACCACCGGATGCTGTTCGCTCAGCGGCTTGTCCCAATCGAGGAAATGCTCGGGATCGGCGTCGATCGCGACTTGGTACATATGGCCCGCACCGCCCTGAGCAAGAGCGTCGAAATTGTTCATGGCGTCATAGTACGGCTGTTTGAACTTGGCCGGGGCGGCGTCGGCTTTGGCTTGCAGCGATTGTAACGCCGCCGTTCGGCGTGCTGCTCCGTCGGCTATTCCTTGGTCGGCTGCCGATTGCAGGGCTTTTGTGACGAGACCGTAGTTCGCCATATTTGTGCCAACGGGCTGGGTAGCTCCGGCCAAACGGTAAGCCTTCGCCACATCCTCGTTGCCAGCAAAATACAGCCCATGGCCGTAAGCCTGCGCCCCCTCTCCGGTTCCGATCTTCGACAGGTCGAACTGATCGAACGAATGCGGGGAGCCGTGATAGGCGGTGATCGGCCCCGCGTTCATCACGTCGGGATTGAACTCGCCTCCCGCCGCCGGCAAGGTCAGCAACCCCGCCAGATCGGTCGAGCGCCTGATCGCCTCGGGCGAGTTCGGATCGACCAGCCCTCTCGCCACATCGCCGGGCAGCGTCGCCGCTTCCCATGCCGATTGCACGAGCCCGCGCCCCTGGTCCGCTAGGCTCGATCCGATCGCGGCCGGTAGCCGAACCGCCAGCGAGCGCGAAGGGTCGCCAGCGATGCCAGCAAGGCCGGGAAACGTCGGTTGCGGCGCGGCCGTGGAAACTGGCGCCGGCGCGAAATCCTCGAGCGGCGCGCCGCCGGGCATCCCGATCGGAGGTTGCACCGGTACGTTTGGCAGCGTCCACGCGTAGTCGGTGACTGCCATGTTCTGTTGGAACGGGTCGCCTTCGACCGGCATGAGGGCGAATGGATCGCCGAAGATTGGCGTCAGTTTCACGCCGCGCCCTTTCGTCCGACGCGATACCATCTATTCGTCGGGTGATGCTTGACGTAGTGGTTCCCGTCCGGATGGGCATGCGGCCCTGAGAACCCCGGCGGGAGTTGCGGCGCGGTGGCTTGCGGCATTGGCGGTTGCGCGGCTTGCCGCGGCTGGCCCTGCCCCTGCTGTTGGCCCTCCTGCCCCTGCTGCCCTTGCTGAGGCTGAAACAGTTGCAGCGCCTCGGTCCAAATCTTGTGACTCAGTTCGGCGGCGTCCAGCTGTGTCTGCGTCTGGTGCGCGTTCACCTGATGCTGTAGCCCAGCGGCGTCGAGATGCACCTTCGCGTGGCCCGCTTGGCTGTCGGCGATAGCCTTCTGAGCCATCGCGTCGGCGCGGCGGGCCTCGGCCGCTGTCTTGGCGTTCTTGACCGCCTCGCCTTCCATCGCCAGCTTCGCGGCAGCGGCTTTCAGCGGGTCCATCTGAGCCGGAGGCTTCGGCGCCATCATCTGCAAAATCATGTTCTTGCGCTCGCGAGGCATCGGCGAGAGTTCGACCAGAACTTGCGGCGGGAACGTGCCTGGCGGATAGCCCTTGAGCGTGTCGTAGGCGTCCTGCATGACGGTCTCGACGTCGGGCCCCTCATCTAGGACGATGTCAACGTCGAGCTTGCCGAGCGCGTTGACGATGACCGGGCGCCCGAACTGATCGAGCCCGACGCCGTTGAGTTGGATAAATTGCACCTTCGACGGATCGTTGTCGGCGATGATCGGTAGCCAACGCTCCTTCGTCCATTGCCGTTGCGCTGTCGTCCAGATGTCGCGGTAAATCTGTAACTTCCATTGCCGATACGCGAGCACGAACGGACCTAGCTCGGCCATGCCCGGTTGGCGCAGCAACTCGAGCGCGCGGCCGGAAATGTTCGCCAGCGACGCGCCCTGCAACACAGCGATGTTCGTGCCGGCGAAGCTGTCGATCTCATTCCCCGCAGCATCCGCCATGCCCGTGAAAGCAGCAAGGTCGGCCGTCTTGTCGTCCGGCTCCAATTTACGCCCGGGGTTGACCTCGATATAGCCGTCCGGACGAGCCCATTCGATGCGCGTTTTCTCAACGTCGTCGACCGCGCCCTTCTCTCCGATCAGACGCCGTGAGTTCGCCAGATGCAGCGCCTTCGACTTCGATTGATTGAGCGAGTCCTGCGGCCCGAGAAGATTGCGAACGAATCCGTAGCGGTCGCCATCATGATCGACGCCGGACGAAAACATATTGAAACTTGATGTCGTTTTACCCTTCTCGTCAAAGAACGGAGAAATGCCCTCATCGAGTAGCACACTCGACACGTAGAACGCCCAGCACCATTGACCTTTGTTCCAGTACCAATGCTCGACCAATCGCAGCCGTTGTTGGGACGTGATGACCCACTTGTATTCGCGATCGGCGTTCGTGGTTAGGTCCGCATCGCCCTGGATCACGCTGCGGAGGACGTCCTCCTTGTCGGGGAAAAGCTCGATCGCCCGCCCGATGTGAAGCCACTTCGAAAGGCCCTCATAGCCCCTGTCTTTAAAATCCAGCCTGTAGGTCGTCGGATCGTAAAAGTATTCGTCGCCGATGACCCACTTGAGTTCGAGGTCAAGTTCGTCATTGTCGCCCGGCGCGAGCGTGCGCTGAACGCCGGCAATTCCCTCGATACCGCACTGCAAGAGACACCACGGGTCGATGCCCTTCCAATCGTTGGCGTTGAGAACCGATCGGATAACCTGCGTCGCGATGTCGGCGCCGGCTTGGCTGCGCACCGACGTCGGCAGGGCTTTCGGGTCCGATCGCAGCCGTTCGACGAGTCCGACGATGCCGTTGATCTTGCGATTGATGCGGTTCCAAGTGAGCGGAGGCTGATGGCGGCGGCGGAGGATTTCGATCTGCTTCGGCGACCATTGACTGCCATGATAGTAATGACGAGCATTTTTTTGTTCTTCTATTTCATCTGTCTTGCTTGTCAAGTAATCAAGGTACATTGTCCGTAGTTTACGAACATCTAAGAATTGGTTCTTTTCCTCGTCGTCAGTCACGCTTGCTGATACGCGTTTGTCCGTACGTGAGGCCCCGACAAGCGGACGCAGCCTAGAGGCATCCGAAGAGAGAAGTTGATCGGCTTGGCTCGGCATTACAACAGTTTCCCGCGAGATTGGGCGAATTCAATCGGGTCGCGATCAGACTTCGATTTGTTGCAGCCTTCGCAAAGGAGTTGAAGGTTCTTTCGATCGTTTGCTCCACGGTTGTTTAGAGCGACGATATGGTCAACCTGTCCTTTACCCTTCAACGCCGCTCGGCAGTAGCCGCACCGATCCCTCTGGGCGACCCGAATGGCCGCAATGTCCTCGGCGGTATGCTGGCCTTCCGCAGACCGGCGGCGAGCGCGATAGTTCCTAGTGTAGACCGGCAACTTCTCTGAATTTTCTTTTCTCCAGGCGCGACCCTTCTCAAGCCGATATTCCTTGTTCGCGTCATTCCACGCGCGAAGCTCTACTAGGCGACGATGTCTGTTCGCGTTATGCCACGCGCGGCTGATATCGCTGATTTTTTCTCTGTTGGCGTCATTCCAAATTCTTACGCTCTCGCGAGCGCACTCCGAGCAAGTTCCCGTCAAGACGCGCGGGGCTACATGGCCTTTATGGCACGGCTTGCCGGTGAAGTAGTGCTTCAGGCCAGCCGCCGCTGCTTCCTTGCGTGTGCGCGGCGGCGCGATCAGAGGGGCGAGGCGCGCCTTGTCGCGGGATAGGAGTTCGTCAGCTACGGGCATGCTTCCGTTCCGCCGCCCGCTCTAGCGCCTTGTCGGAAATCGCCCCGGACTTTCGCATGTGCCGCGCCTTGTGCGCGAGGCCGTGATGCAGCTTCGCCTTGCGCTCGTGGTGCTTGGCAATCTCTTCGACGTATTTCGGATTGCCCTTGATCTTCTCGGCGCGGTCGAGCGCGCGGCCACCGTCTTCGAGTTCGTAGTCCTCCCACGGCCCGCTCTGGCGCTCGTGGGGCTCGCGATACTTCTCGCGCATGGGCGTGGCCGTGGAGGTTTCTATTGCGACGCGCGGCATGGCTAACCTACCTTCATATGGGCCAGCCGTCGAAGGCGACCGCGCTCCCAAGGGACAGACGGCAGGTCACGCGGCAGAGAGTCTTTGTGTGGGCGACGCCACCATCGTTCAAACATGAAGAAATAGTGAGGCTTATAGGTAGGGTTGACCCGCCTCAAAAGCCTAGAATCATCCCGCCGCAACGCTTCGTTCATGGTCACATCCACCCCTGCTTCTCAGCCATCCGGTCATACTGCCGGGCCGAAATCGCGCCTGCCTTCACCATGCCCTCGGCCTTCGCCTGCTCTTTAGAAACCGGTGCGTCGCTGGTCTTGCCGATCGTCTCCTTCAAGTCCGCCAGCGCTACTTCGAGCGCTTCCGGCTTGCTGGCGATATCGAACGCCTCGACTGTCTTGACGATTTCCTCGACCTTGCCGATCGCCTCTTTCGCGGTGTCGCCATACGCGACCACGGCGCCTAGGAATGGCATTTTGTTGGCCTGCGGAATGACGTAGAGGCTCCCATCGTGTTCGGTGAAATACCGCAACTTGACGTTCTCGGCGTATTGCTTCGGAAAGCTCACCTTGACCCACGACTCCTCCAAATGCTCGGACGTCAGGATCAACTCCGCGCCCCACTTGCCGGCGAACTCCGGCTCGATCATGATGCCCTCGGCGCCGTACCAGATAATCTCGCCGAGGTTCGTCACGATGATCTGATAGAGTTCGCCGGGCGGTGATCCAGACCGACAGCACGGGTCGATAAGATAGTCGTGACCGTCATCCGTGCTTCGGATTTCCATCGAGAGAAAGCCGCGATAGTTATATTTTTTCAACTGCGGCGAGAGCTTGTTGTTGACATCCCGCACCGCTGCGGGAAGCGCCGTGTATTTCATCAACTTGGCGACGTACGCTGTGTCTTTCGCCTCGACGCCGAGAAGGCAATTGCGGGGAAACTGGCCGTCTATCGAGTACCCATCGTACCCGACCTCGATGGCCGGTCCGGTGCTGTCTTCAACGATGAATTCCATCGTGTCGGCGCGTGGCCCGAGCTTGTAGTCGAGTTCGTCTAGCTTGCTTTCGATCGCGCCGTATTTGGTGGAGTGAAAGGTCTCCATATCGCCGCGCGTGCGGGAAATCTTGACGTACTGATCGTCGTTCTTTTTCAGATACTCGCGAAGTTTATCGATCCCGATCATGGCCTCGTAGGGTCCGACCTCGATGCCGAGCTTGGCGGTAATCTCCTTCGACTTCACACGATCGAGTTCAAGTTCGCAACCGTCGCGGCAACCCCACACGCGCTTGCCGAGGCTCACGAGGTATTTCTGTACGTCGCCCTCGTAGACGTCAGGGAATATGAAAATGTCGATTTCGTCTTGCCTCGTCCAC